TTGCACGGCTGCTTTCACTCCCTTCCTCTTGATCAGAGTATCTAGTTTCTCTTGACCTGAAGCTTTCGGTGTTGGCCACATCCATTTCTTCATTCGTGGTGGACGCAATGTTGTGCCGTTCATCATCGCTTGTGCTTCTTCCTCCGTCAGTTCCCCTGCTTCGACTTTCTTTCGCATGATCATCGTCTGACCCTCCGATGCATGTCCGAAGCCCTTCGTCGTTGGCGTTGGCCACATTGATTGATAAATTTCCATTGTCTTCTCGTCCACTTGTTCTCTCAAATTCGAAGGAGCTGTCCTGCCTTTTCTCTGTCCCTCCATTAATTTCCTCGTTCCTTCTTCCGATCTCGTCGGTAAGTGGTCCATCGTATTTGGGGTCGCCCAAAGTTGCGATGATCCAAATTCTTTCTCTTCGGTGGGGAGCGCCGACACCTGCAGCTGGAATATTGAACGCTTGGACTTCGTATCCTTCATCTTCCAAGTTAGTGCACACAGTTTCGAAGACCATGCCGTCTTGGATGTTAACAATTCCTCGCACGTTCTCGCCAACCACGATCCTCGGTTTGAGTGCCTTGATAATGCGAAACATCTCTGGCCAGAGATGTCGGTCGTCACTCGTTCCTTTTTGTTTGCCCGCGACCGAGAACGGTTGACACGGGAATCCCCCTGTGATGACATCGGGAAGTTCAATTCCGTCTGCAATGAGTTTTTCTTTTGTGATTTCTCTGACATCTTCGTATACCTTTTTACCTTTCCAATGTTTATCTATTATTAATTTACTATACTTATCATTATCGCAGAAAGCTACAGTTTCAAAATGACCTGTTCTTTCTAACCCCAAACTAAATCCTCCTAGTCCACTAAAAAGATCTAATACTTTAAGTTTCTCTGTCATATAATATTCGTTCCTTGCCATTGTAGTCATAATAGTAGCCAGAAACTTTTTTCACTCTCTTTCTTTTTCTTTTTTCTTTCTTACTTTCTATTCTCTTCGGCTTGTTAAACTTGTTCATGAATTTAGCTATAAAGTTTCTCATCACCTACCTTAAATTCACCTTGATTATCACAAGTCTCACAATCGGTTATAACCTCTTCTCTACCTTCCTCAATAAGAATTCTTCTATAGCCGTTGCCTTTACAATCTTGACATATAATATTATGTGTTTGCTTTTCCATTTTTATATCCTGTCTTCTTTGCAGCTCTCGTCGCTAAAGCTTCTATTGTTTTACTAATTGTTAACTTTGCATCTAAAAACTTACCATTCGCTAAAAATTCTAACTTGCGATAAGTATCTATAGGCACAGAAACAGATTTAAATTTGTTTGGATCTGCCATGTTATTTGTCCTTTCTAATTATTTTCGTATCCATTTATATGGGAATTTACAACAACAAAACAATAGTTGCAAGTGATATTTTTTTAATATAAAATATTGTTCTCTTCTCACACCTTTTGTTTGTGCGTTCCTTTCTTGGAACGCACGGACACTAACTTAATAGAACATTCGAAGAACGCTAAAAGTTTAGAACAATTCTAGGTTGTAAGTTCAGGTTCAATTTTTGGTTTGGGTTTTGGTATTATTACTTTATAGGAATGACACTCAAATTTTATATAGATATCATGTTTATTAACATCTTCTCGCCCTATTTCTGCTATCTTTTTTCCACTTTCTTCATAGCCTTGCACCATACAATTGTATTTATCATCAAACCTACTAGGCCATACGTATGGGTCCAAACAAGTTTTTTGCACTGCAGAACACATATATAATATTAAAGCTACTTCCATTTTTTTAATTCCTCTAGATATTTGAAATTTTCTTGATTTCTAATTATCTTTTCGATTTGCAATTTTTGTTTATTTTTTATTATTGCAGCTTGTTTTTTCCAAGCCCATGAATTTATAGCACCAGACCAACCCATTACCCATAGGTAAAATCGTAACATCACCGACCTTGGCCTCGGTATTTTTTAAAATTTTTGCGTTTTCTTTTGTTCATTTTGCAAAGACTAGGATGACGACCAATCGACGTTTTGTGATGCACGGGTTCGTGCGCTACATGATCTTTAAATTTCTTCGCCATCGAAATACTTATCCAATTCTGATTTTAAAGTATTAAGATGCATAGTTGGTATGTAACTTATTTTACCATTAATGTGTTGCTCCAAATCTGCACCACAAGTCATACACCTAAAATATTGTTTTGAAAGACCCACTAATAAAGTGTGCTCTTCACATGTAGGACACTTACCAGGAACAACTTCAGCTTTAAATTTAAAAGGTTTCATGTTAGTCTATTATCAATTTCTTAATACTCTTACTACCATCAATATTGTCCTCCAACTCTGCAGAACCTTTCCAACATTTATACATAACAGATTCAGAATATTGACGCTCCGCGTGCCTCTTACCACGAAGGCATTCGGCCATTGAACTTTGCAAACGTGCCTCTTTAATCTCGGCGTTGACAAACATAAGTAGGGCTACCACAGATTCTATCATTGTCCGTTACCATTTGTGTATTTCATTTCACGATTAGCATCTTTTAATTTTTCGATATCTACTAAAACTTTATCCATTTGTTTACGTAAGAATTCTATATTTACTTTGTTTAACGCCATTGATTCTATGTGTGAGTTTAACTTGTCGGTGGTCTTATAAAGATCCTCGATCATCATGAATTGCTCACTATCCGCGGGCAACGCTCCAAGTTGACCCCGTGGCCATTTGATTCTAAACTCTGTGTTTTCTTCCAAGTCCTTCTCCATTAACTGAAGTCTAGTGTCTGCGATGTTGAGACGTTCTACGATTTGAAAATAGCCCATCGTACCAAGCGCTACGATTATTATCAACGAAGCCACCGTCTTCATCGGCATTTGCACAGCTGCTTCTTCAGAGATATTTAGTGGTTTTTTAGTAGCCACTTGGACCTCCACACAAAGCTAGTAATGTAATAAGAATAATTAATATTCCTGTGAAATAATAATTCATCCTGGCTACCTCTATTGTCATCACCAGGTATAATATATTATTTGTCTTCTATTTCATAGAACATTTTGTCCGTATCCTCTGTAATCCATCCCTTATTCTCGACGTTCCACTCTGTAGTTTGGACCTTATAATCTGGTATGTCGTCTCTTGTGGTAAAATTACTAATATTCCAAAGAATGCGATTATTAGGTTGAATTGAATAATTACCATTATCAAGAGCCATAACATGTCCACACTTATGCTCATGAGGGATCTCACTATGTTCAGTGTCCAAAATGTTACTTTCAGGATGGCACCAATCAATGGTGAACAAATATTCACCATAATATAATTTTTTATCTTTTCCGAAGTATTTTCCGCGTTGTGATGTTAGATAGTTAAACATATGCACGCTAGGATAATAGCTGAAACTATTCCACAATTGAAGCGTGTCGACTGACATATCAGGCACTTGTTTTCTATCAAGATGTTTTTGGAAAAACGCTGAGATAGGCAGTCTAAAAAAGACCGCACCATTCGGTAACATGATGTGAAATAATGTTGCTGCCCCTGCCATAGATGTGAGACCGAAGACAACACACTCTTCACTTTCTCCATGATGTTTTTTAAAGTCATAAAGATACTCCTTCCGTACTTTACAATAAATGGGTGGGATATCTGCGTTCAACAATGCCATTATTTAATATCGCCCCAATTATCTCCCTGTTCAAAATCCACTTTGTTTGGCACCTGTAGTTCAACTGCAGCTTCCATTATTTCTATAATTTCTTCTGCTTTAGTTGGTGATTCAACAGATATATCCACTTCATCGTGAATTTGTATGTGTGGTATTATACCATTTTCATAGAGTGCTACCATACTTTTTTTAGTCATATCAGCTGCAGATCCTTGTATTAATTTGTTCAAAGCTTTGTACGTAAAAGCACGCTTTAAAGGTTCATCATATTCTTTTCTTGCTTGCTCTAACGGTAATGGTTTAAATACACCAAATTGAACAGGCTGCCAAATATCAAAATGACACGCACGACCTAATAAAGTTCTTATCTTTCCTCTATCATTTGCTTTACGAGAAACATTTTCCATAAGTTGTTTAACGAAAGGTGCTTTACTATGATATTGTTTAATTAGTTTTTCTGCAGAATCTTTCATCAAACCTAGTTCTGCCATCAATTTATTTTTACCCATTCCATACATCAAACCAAGATTAATTGTTTTGGCTTGCTTACGTTCAATACCTGCCATGTCTGCAACAACTTGGTGAAAGTCTGCATCACCAGCTTTGTATGCATCTACAATTTCATCAACACCTTCTAGATTTTGTAACTTTGCATAGTGAACTAATATTCTAGGTTCTTGTTGTGAATAGTCAAATGATCCCCAAGTATGTTTTTTTTCTGGAATAAATATAGATCTAATTAAAGGTCCAAGTTCTGGATGTCTTGCAGGAATTTGTTGCAGGTTTGGATTAGACATACTAAATCTTCCTGTTACAGTTCCACCATTGTCTGATCTAATTTGATTTATATCTGCATGTATTCGACCATCTACTGCGTGTTTAGTTATGGAATCAATAAATGTTGTGTGTGCTTTGTTTATTTCTCTTGCGTCTGCAATTAGTTTTGGTAATTCATGTGGATGGTTTTGTAAAAAGTTTTTTGTAAAACTAGGTTCATTACTTTTTTCTGTTCGATCATATGGCAATTTTAATTTATCAAAAGCTTTTGCGATAGATCTAGCTGCGTGTATTTCTACATCAACTCCTGTTAAATCCTTGATTTTACTAACAATTTTAGCCTCCCGTTGCATAAGATTTTTTTTAATTTTGTCAGCTTTTTCAAGGTCAACTCTTACACCTTTGAATCTCATATCAACTAAACAAGGAAATAGTTTTGTTTCTAAATTAAATACATCCCATAATTCCTCTTTATACAGTTCTGTTTCTAATTTTTTCCAAAGTTTAAGTGTTGCCTCTGCGTCTCTCTCTGCGTATTGACCTACAAATAAAGCAGGTAATCTCCACATATCTTTCTTTGGATCTAATCCATATTCTTTTGCAGCTGCATTTAAAATATTTTCATCTTTACCCATACCAATATAATGTCTAGACAATGTATTTAATTGATAAGATAATCTATTCTCATCAATTAAAGACGCTGCTATCATGGTGTCTACAATTTTTCCTTTGACAATAAGACCTTCTGTTCTTAACCAACACACATCATACATAGCATTATGAAATATAAAGGTAGTATCTGTTTGATTAAAAATTTCTTGTAACCAAGAATAAACTAATTTCTTATCCAAGTTACCACCAGATTCATGATAGATAGGAAAATATCCTGCCCAACCTTCAACTGCTATTGCAATTCCAGCTATGTGTCCATTACCGGTAACATTACCAGATCCTAACTCTATAAGTTTTGGATCATTTGTTTCTAGGTCAACTGCTATTTCTTTGTAGCCTTTGAGATCTTTTAGTTCTTCGGGCATAACCCATTCGGTTTCTGGTGTGAACAAAGGAATTTGTGTGCTTCTCACGAGTAATCCCTCTCCAATATCATTTCTAAATAGTGTATTGCTTTTCTCACGTCTTCTTCTTTTCCCTTCACTGAGTGTCTACAAATATATTTTATAGCGTTCCCTTCTGCAAAAAGCAACTTGTTTTCGTTTATAAACTCTGCAGGTTGAATCTTCATATTTCGATAGTGTTTTCCACCGACCTGTTCTTCTAAAGAATTATAAGTTGTTCCTTTAAACATATCTTTGTTTGTCATAATATATAAGCACGATCAAAGTTCTTCGGATCCAAGACATGTAATTCACGCTTCGCTCTCGTCGCTCCAGTATAAAATAATCTATGTAATTCATCTGGGTCGTGACTAAATGTTTCAAGAGCTGCATTGGTTAAGTCTTGCATCA